ATGTTTGTTGAATTGATATACGACAAGAGAAATGTTGAAGGTTTAACTGGCGCCAGAGAGATCATCCTGGCTGAGCTGACAAAGCGAGTGCACCAGATTTTCCCTGATGCCGAAGTGAAGGTGAAGCCGATGCAGGCAAACGGCTTGAATAGCGATGCCAGTAAAAGCGATCGGGAAAAGCTGAACCGCATGCTGGAGGATATGTTTGAAGAGGCCGATATGTGGCTGGTGTCTGAGTTCCCGACAGTTCGCCAGGTTGGGCTGTAAAGTTGTGCAGGTTGCCAGCATCGATCTTTACCGGCGGCCTGCATCATGTCTACCTCCTGCCTGCAGGAAATTTTCGGTATAGTGTTGACACTCCTACATCGTAAATTATTGCCACGCGCTGACGCGTTTCCCCCGCAGCAATTAATCTGCCTGCCTGCGCCCACTGTTCATCCGTTAGTTTTGGCCTACGGCCACCAATGCGACCTTCCGCGCGCGCAGCTTCTAAACCTGCACGGGTGCGTTCGACAATAAGCTCCCTTTCCATTTCGGCCAGTGCGCCCATTACATGAAAGAAGAATCGCCCCATAGGCGTACTCGTATCGATGCTATCCGTCAGGCTCCGGAAGTTAACCCCTTTCTCCCGCAGTTCCTCCACTAACACAACAAGATGTCGCATGCTGCGACCGAGCCGATCCAGTTTCCATACCACCAGCGTATCGCCTTCGGATAGCGTCCGGAGCACCTTTTTTAATCCTGGTCTGTCGGACACCTTACCGCTGATCTTATCCTCGAAAATCAGCTCACATCCTGCACTTTCGAGCGCGTTTCGCTGAAGTGCAGTGTTCTGGTCATTTGTTGACACGCGTACATAGCCAATCAGCATGATAAATCCCTTCGCTAAAAGCTGGGATCATGCCATCTGTACCTGAAATATTCATTTTCGCAAACGTTGGTCTGGGAGAATTGGCTCTGGCAGGGACAATGACTGGCGCTTTTGAAAGCATTGGCTATCTGAAAATACCTGCAATTATTGGCGGTGCTAAGCGAACCCTGATAGTCCAGTGGGGATTAGCCAGTGGGACAACCGGTAAAATAGCCACAACCTATGCCACCACGTTTCCTAATGCGGTTTTACAGGTTATTTGTTCTGTCGCTGACAAATCATCAGGTAGCGGGGCCGTAACGCTTGCCGTCAATCAGGCTGATATCACCTCGTTAGCGAGCAGAACTACTGTAACTATAACGCCAAGCAGTAGTGATTTTCAGGGAACAACAACGGCAAGATTCATCTCAATCGGGTATTAATATGAAAGTATTTTATTCAGCAAAAGATAACGGTTTTTATCCAGATGATATTAAATTTAACAATCTCCCTGATGATTTAATCGAAATATCGGTAGATTACTGGCAGGAGTTATTAAATGGTCAGAATGGAGAGAAGGAAATTTCGTCTGATAAAAATGGATACCCTGTGCTTGTTGATGTCGCACCGGCAACAGCGGAACAGTTAAAAGTAATTGCCAGCAGGGAGAAAGAAAGGCTGATGGCTCTGGCAACTGTAGCAATAGCTCCATTGCAGGACGCTGTGGAATTGGGTATTGCGACGGCAGAAGAAACCGCCGCGTTGTCTGAATGGAAAAAATACCGGGTGCTTTTAATGCGCGTTGATACAGCGAAACCCGTCTGGCCTACACCTCCGGGGGGGCAGGCCAGTTGATATTCGGTGCGGTGCTGGTATCTATTGCTGTCACCGCATCGATATAGTCCATCCAGATGTTAAGGTTTGCTGATTCAGCATCCGTCAGCGCACGCCCCATCAGTAGCTTAGTTTGCCAGAAGGTAATCTTCTGCCTGGACTCCTCCAGCAAGAATTGTTTATGCGCCTCTGCCTGAGCAATATATTGTTCTCGCGTCGGTTCTGGCACAGGAATGACAGTAACAATCCCGGAGTCAGCAACGGAAAATGTGGCGCCGGGCGCGCGGCCCATTGCTTTTCTGTACTCACCCTCTGATACGTCTACCGCGCCAGCAGGTATTGACTCATATTCCAGCTCTGGCGGGTAAAATAAACCATCATGAAACTTATAAACATTTTTCATCTTCATCCCCTCAATAACCAATCGCAAGCCAGAAACAATTTTCGTTCACACCGCCAGGAGCATAGTTCTGAATTCTAATTTGTTGAGTCCCTTCTGGACCGACATTCATTGGTGCATTTGATCCTGGAGCGCCGCGCCCCCCAGAGGCCCATAGTATGCCGGTGGGAAAAGCAATATTCAGGTTATAGGCGGCATTGCTTCCCGGAGAAGTCGAATGCACACCCCACTGAATTATCAGAGACTGGGCACCACCACCGCCGCCAATGGTTGGTATCCGAACATATCCGTTTCCAATCATTAAACTTCTAAATGACGACATATCTGGAATGCCATCAATTAACCCGGCATCAACATTCTTTTTTGCTGCTGTTCCCAAACC